TAGTTGCTTCATGCACCATGCCTGATGCGTCACGGACACTTGGGGTGAAACTTTCTACAGAGCAATCATCACGCTTTTTGACCCGAGCAACAGTGACGTTGATAGGCTTTCCTGCTTCAGCTACGATCTTGAAATGCTCTGGATGCCACTCAAGAATGGCCCTGTCAAACCATCCAAACTTGTCGGCAAGGGTGTAGCCCCCACCAATTGCCGCAATGCTTGCAGCAACGGCTCCTATGGCTTTTGTAAGGTCAATCATTTCTTCCAGAACTGGACAAGTGAATAGACAATAGCTGCTGCTGCCCAGACGCCCATCCCGCGATTTACCCACTGGTCTATCTTGCGGTCAACGCGCTGCAATGCAGATTCATGGATGCCAATCTTGACTTCCACGTTACCAATGCGTTCGCCTTGGGTGGCTTGGCGTTCCTCAAACAAAATCAACTTGCCAACGGCATCTGTCAGCTTGTCGACCTTGCTCTCCAGGCGACGGAAATCATCGTCAGTCATCGGAATGTCCCGTTGTTAATTGCGTCGAGCAAACGCTTGCCGTACTTCTCTACCGCCGCCTTGGTGATAACGTACTCACCACCCTGCAAAGCACCGTAGCCGTCGTCTGGAGCAGGGGCGCGGCCTTTGAGGTGACGGGCGTCTACCATGCCACCGTGGGCGTAACCCAGATCCGCAGCATCAGCAGGACTGCCGCCAAAATTACCAGTGCCAACACCACCTCCAAATTCACCACCAGCACCACCAGAACGGATACCAAAATCACCAGCCATACTAGGTAAGGATTCGCCGGTAAGTGATGACTGTGGTGCTACCGGCGAACTAAAAGCGACGGGAGCCATAGGAGCCAAAGCCTCACTGGTAAATGATGACCGCGGCGCTACTGGAGAGCTAAAAGCTACGGGAGCCATAGGCGATAAGTCTTGGCCCGAAAGTGAAGACTGTGGCGCTACCGGCGAACTGACGGGCGTGTTAAACGACAACCTATCCATGCTGTCGTCAGAATATGAAGGCGCATTCATGTCTGTTATTTCAGACGCCCTAAACTGATCTTGCGCCCGTTCTCTGGCGTCCCGGCTTGGGGCAAGCTGCGAATTTTGGTATGCCGATATACCTGCGTCAACTAACCTTCCAGCATTGAACGCTGGGCCAATGACAGGCATCATGCCCACAGCAAACCGCGACATGGGCGACATACTGTTGAGCGTATCCCGAAAAGCATTCCGATCTTGCGCTGGGCCTAGTCCAAGTGCATCTGTCCCAGACGGCCTAGCGTAATCTCTGCTTGGGTAGTCCTGCCCACCGCCATTCATCATGTTGTTTTGCTGCCGACGCTTACGCAGCATATCGTTGAAAGCATTGAGGTAGTACATATCAAGCCTTGGGTGTTACTGTGGGCCTAGCATGGCGTTTTGGTTTGGCTGGTTGGTAAATGTTGGCAAACCCATCAAAGAACGCAAAACCGCCTCATTGCTACCCGCCAGCGCGTTAACGCCCGGACGATTGTAAGTCGGGATAGCGCGGTTTTGGGCAAACGGAGACATCAAGTAGCTTCGTGCTGCGCCTGAAACCATTTGCGGAATAAATGGAACCGCAGCAGCGGCTAAACCAGGAGTGCCTGCGGCCATCATGCCAGCACCACCCATAGCCACGCTTGCAGGCAACATATTTGCCATGTTGGACGGCCCAAATGTTGCTTGCGAACCGGGGGTTCCCATAGTTCCTGGTGGCGTCATAACGGGCCGCGCAATGTTTGCAAAACGCGCTATCAAATCCAAGTCGCCGCTAAAGTATCGGCCTCTGGTCTGCAAATCATTTGCTAATGTTCGCGCATTAACAGACCCGCCACCTTCCACAATTGCATCTTCTACAGAATGACTAATTGCCATTCTTTGCCGAGAAGCGCGGAATTGATCCAGCATAGCTTGAGTGTTGGGGTTGCCTGCTTGGGTTAGTTGCCGTTCAATTTGGTCTTCTAAAGCGTTGCTGATAGCACGTTGAGCCAAACCAACAGAAGCATTGTCACCACCAGCGCGAATATTTGCTCTTGCTTGCTCTCGCAATGTTCGCGTAGCCCCAATTGCGTCCGCCGAGTTAAATTGACCAACACGATAACTGTTAACCAAATTTAACACTGGTTGAGGAATTGCGCCGGGGAATGACTGTCCGGGGCCAGTGTACGCAGCCAACACATCGTCAAGCGCAGTGTTAAATTGCGGGTCTGTAGGTACAGCGCCAATACGGTTTAATGGCTCATAACCTCGTTGGTATTCGTCCCTACGAATTTGCTGCATATTGGCGCGGGTTAGCGGATCGTTTTCGCCAATTCCGACTGCCCTGCGCGATAAACGATCTGTAGTTTGTTGATTTGGCACAGACATTTCTTGCTGTGTGCGTGTTTTTCCCGCTATTCTTTCCAGCAAAACATTCTGTGTGTTGGGCGTAATACTTCCAGGTGTCACAAGGTAACCTTCAGCTTGCGCCTGCCGAGTGGTCAAATCACGCACTGCATTGCGTTGCTGCTGGGCTTGTAAATTGGCTTGTCTAGCGCGAGCAGCGCCAATAGCAAGCCCAGGTACTGCCATAGAAGTTGCAGCCCCAAACAACGGCTCTCCGGTAACTTCAGTAACGGCTTGTCCAGCAGCCCCAGCACCACCACCCACAGTAGCCATAGTGCCTGCTGCTCGGGTTTGCCCCATCAACGTAGGCGCAGCGGCGCGTATGGCAGATGCACCGCCCAGCAACCCGCCTGTAGCCCCTTGAATCGCAACGTCCAAACCTCGCTGAAAAGGCGTAGTTTCGCCTTGTGGCTGTTTAATAAGGCCAGCACGTTGTAAGGCTGATGCAACAGGTTGATTTGGTGCTGTTACCTCTGGTGCCAAGTCTGGTCGGCCTGCCGCAGTCATTGCGGTGCCATAGCCCATTTTTGCAAGATTGGCGATATTTTCAGGCGCGGTAAGAAACACATCCGCAGCGCCTGCCAGTGCTTTGTATGGCGCACTGGTAATAATATCCATTGTGGACGCCTCGCGTTTAGGCGCAAGCATTTCAGACGGGGCGGCTTGACCAGCAGCCTTGGCCTCTAGTTCAGCTATCCTACGCAGGGCCATTAATTCTTGGCGGGGATCCATTATTTTTTCCCCCCAACTTGTTTACGCAGTTGATCTAATTCTGCTTGTTCTGCTGTAGACAATCCGCCAGCCGCTGCTGGTGCTGGTGCCGTTACAGCGTACTTTTTAAGTTTAGGACGGTCAAACAGTGAATTGCCACCCTCACCACCAAACCAAGCGTTTTCAGCGCCATCATAAGTTTTGTTAGCCTTGTACCAGCGATCATAAAAGTTGCGTTGATCAATATCTCGACGCAATAGTTCGCCAGCCATTGACAAAATAAACTCGTTGGCTTGTTTGGTCTTGCCTAACTGCGCTCCGATTTGTTCAATACGGCGAGCGTCCGATTCCGTCTGTGGGCCTTTTTGTTCCAACTGCTTTTGCAACACGGCGCTAATAGCATTTGATTGAAACTTTTGGGTATCAGTAGCAAATTTGGCGGCTTCTGGTACTCCTAACGAGGCCAATACACTAGCGCCTGCGGCAATTGTTTCTTTACCAAATCCAGTATCAAAACCTTTGTTTAGTGCACTTAAATTTACCTCAATTGACGGCAGCGTTCTAGCTGCAAGCCCAGCAGCTTTAGCAATGTCGCTATATTGATCAACTAACATCTTACCGCGAGCGCCCTGTTCGGCTCTTTCCGAAACCATAGTTACATTTGTACTTGCAGGAGGCGCAAACTGAGTTTCTTTTTTAATTGCCGCCAAGTAATCTGCGCGGCGTGAATCACCCGGAGGCAATGCAGCCAGTTCTGATTGAAGTCTAGCTAAAGAACTTGGCGCTGCTGCCGCAGGCGACAACCGAGCAATATCCGAATTCAGTGCAGTAGCAATCGCTGTCTCACCCATAGCCAAGGCTTTATTGCGTCTGCTAACCAAATCAGCTACGTTTGGTGCCGCAGAAGCCATAGCATTAGCCACCGGCGCTGTTTGAGGCATTGCTCCTGCGGGTGCCATAGCGTTAATTGGCGCGGGTGCTGCGCCATCACCAAAGAGTCCGGCGACTTGACTTTCTCGATACTTTTGCTTTCGGAACTCTTTTATGCCCATAGCTTCTCGGTTCAGGAAATCCTGAAAAGCCGTTGGATCGTCGGGGACTTCAGCCAAAGCCTGCTCCAAAGAACCAAAGCGGCTTCTAATTGGGCCAACATCTGAATCATCAAATTGTATTTTTATAAGTCCTTTCGCAGCTTCTGGGCTAGATGCTTTAAGAAATGCTTCTTCGTAAGAAGCTAATTTTTGTGCGACCCTAGAAGCATCAGCCGCGCGCTTTTTATCAGCCTGCCCAGCGGCAAACTCCTGCTGGCGCATACCAAACTCTTGCTGGGCTTGCGCCGCTTTCTGCTGGGCCATTGCATTGGCCTGCATTTTTTCTTGGCCTTGGGAATACCCCTCAAAGAAATTTGAAGGGCCACCTTGGTCAAGAACTCCGAAATTAAGTGCCATGATATGTCCTTAACCGTAGATGTTTGGGTCGGTAAAGTTAACGCCCATTCTTTGGTTGTATTGGCCGGGGCCATAAAAACCACTGACTAGGCTGTCAAACCCACCAGAACCAAGTGCTTTTCCAATGTTGCCATAGGCCGATTGCCTAGCGCGCTCAGACGACAACATGGCGTTACCTTGAACATCGCCTTGGTTCATCATCAGATTTCCAGCATTGGTCGCGTAACTTTGACCGGCAGTGCCAATTTGAGTCCCGGCTGTTTGCCCTACACCAGCAAGTCCAGCCAAACGGTTGTAACCAGTGTTTGAACGTGCTACGTCAGCGTTGTACGCATCAAGTGCGCGGCTGTAAGCATTACCAAACTCTTGCGAACCCATATCTTGGCCGTACCGAGCGGCCGCTTTCAAAGCGCCACCAGACATAAGCCCACCACGGGCTGCTGCTTGTCGGTCAAGCGCCTTCTGTCCTTCTGCCAGCCGAAACGCATAGCCTGGGTCAGCTTGATAGTCGCCAGCGCCAAACTTAAACGCTGCGGGTTGTGCAAAAGCGCCGCTTTGCATTTGAGCCAATGCGTTGTTGCCTGCTGCCAACATTGGTTGTTGTCTAGCAACACCTTCCTCGTACATACGCTGTTGCAACGCCAAAGCACGATCATTGGCAGCAGCAGATGTGTTCGCGGCCTCTCTTGCCGCACCTGACGCGCCGCCACCAGTAGCTTCCTCAAGACCGCCACCGAGAGCAGCACCCGCAGCAGCGCCTGCTGGCCCACCAAAATAATATCCCGCCGCGCCACCTATTAATTGTGCCCAACCCATAATCTTTCTCCTTGTTACCCAACCACCCAGGCCGTGCCATTGTCAAACACCGGGCAAACCACCGCACCACCCCCAACAGGGGCAGCTAGGAATACAGGCGCTAGGGCATTTGTCACCCACGATCTGCGGCCTTGTGTACCGGCTGCTGGAAGGGTTGCTACTGTGTACGCTGCGCCCAATCCATTCCCCCCATTGGCTACAGGGAGGATACCAGATACCTGAGTGGTCAGGCTTACCCCACTCAGCGTACCGCCAAGCGTCAAATTGCCTGACGTAGTTACGGTGCCTGTCAGCGTAATGCCGTTAACCGTACCCGTGCCGCCAACGCTAGTCACCGTGCCGACAAACGCATCGTTGCTAGTGATGGTGAAGTTGGGATACGTCCCGGTCACAACTGTTGTACCTGCGCCTGTCAGCACCACCGTCAAGTCGGGCAGGCTGTTTGTCACTGTGATGGTGCCTGCGCCGTTGGTCACGGTAATGCCCGTGCTGGCTGTCAAAGTGTTTAGCGAATAGCCCGTGCCATTGCCGATCAGCAGCTTGCCGTTGGTCGGAATTGTGCCTAGTCCTGTGCCGCCATTGATGACTGGCGTAATGGCAAGACCACCGCCTGTGATGGTGTAGACGTTGGTAAACCAAAGAAACCACTCCATAGACACAGCACCAGTCTGCGCGTTCAGCAAAGGAACGCGAGGTGCGGGGATCTGGGTGATATTTGCCATGTCAAGACTTTGTTGGACTCAGCACCAACTCAGCGCCCGTAATGGCAATTTTTACCGGGTCAGTGCCGCTGACTTCATACACCCGGTCACGCAGCTTGAGCGTCATGCCTAGCCGACGCCAGAACGTGCGGTAGCCGTACTCACCAATCTGACCCATGCTGGCCCAATGCTCGTTTGACCAAGTATGGCCGCCATCGTCGCTCCAGCGCAACATAACTTGCGGGTCAGAGCCTTGGCCGGTGTTTAACCCAACACCAGTCTCAGCGTTAAGTTGCAGCGTATGGTGCGCCGTGCGCTTGAAGTTGTTTTCGCCGGGTGGCAGCGCTCTCCACGAACGCAACCACTTTTGAACCCCGCCGTTGTCAGCGTAAACGTCTAGGTCAAACCTGTAGAGATTGCCGTTCTCAAAGTCACCAACAATGATGTTGCCACCAAAGTTGCATTGGCAGTTGCTGCGGTGCCGCATAAACTGACCTGCATCAAATCCAGCACGTTCGTGCCAGGCTTGGGTCGACACATCGTAGACCCATGTGGCGTTGCCAGACGGGAATGTCAGGACGTAGAAAGCATGACCTTCTTGCTGGTATGTGTACGCAATAGCGTCCGAGATGTTGCCGTATTGGGCAATGGCGTACTCGATAGCGTGAGTAGAAACCCGAGTGCCGGTGTAGCCGTTGGCGCGATAGACAATGCCTTGCCCACGGGCGTCTGTACCCAGCCAGAACAGGCCGTTGTCCAGTTTGGCTATGGAGTATGCAGACACGCAGCCAATCTCGTTAAACGCCCCTTGAATGCGCTCCAAAGGGAAATCAGCAGAGCCTGCGTTGTACCAGACTTCAACTGAGTCAGTACCAAACACCCACAGTTGCCGGTGGTCAGCAATAATCCCTACCACGCCGTCGGGTGAGCCTTCCGAGGATTTGAAATCCAACGGGTCAACTGACGTGCCATCCAGCAATTGAGACACCCAAATAATCTGACTGTCAGGCTGGTTGAAGACAAAGTAGCCATCAAGGTAGGCCACCGTCACCGCGCCAGCAAAATCTGGGTCTGTGATCTGCGCGAATACGTTGGTGACTTCGTTGTAAATATAGCCGTCAGGATTGCAGGCAAAGAACATCTGAGTGCCGTTATCCGCAATGGATACCGGGCCAGTGCCTGACACCGTGCCAAGCAAAGTAGGCGTAGCCGTCAGGCCGGTCAACTTGTAGACCTCTTGGCCGGATACGACATAGAAGTCGCTGCCGTTGGTCTGGTGCGCCCACAATGCCCGGATGGGGCCGGTTCCTACAGTCTGAAGAAACTCCAGCCCCGGCGCTCTGTTCAGAAACCCAGCCTCTAACCCGCCTGCGGGAATGGCTTCTGGAAACAGATTGACGCACCGATTGGCCGCAGCGTTGATGCTACGCGCAACATAGGCGCTGCCCAAAATTGGTGTGTGCATTATGCTATACTCCTATTTAACTTAACTAGAGGTACAGTATGGAAATATGGAAGCCTGTTTTTGGCTACGAAAATCTTTATGAAATTAGTGATCTTGCTAATGTTCGTCGTGTTGGCAGGGCTAAAAAACTTGATGCCGCAAAAATTCCCGTTGCAAAACAAATGTTTGAAAACGGCGCACTGCTTCGTGAAGTTGCAGAATTTC